TCTGAACAGAAAAAAATAATAGATGATGCTTTTAAAACTGCTAAAATTGTTCCGCAACAAACAACGCCAACGCAACAGCCTGTACCAAAAACACAAGACAATCAACAAAAACAAGGTGTACAACAAAATACAGCAAGTAATCAACAACCATCTTCTTCTTATCAAAATCCCCAATTACAGGGTGGACAGTTACAAGGATTGGGTACTAAATAATATTTTATGAGCAAAAAAATGCGCCCCAAAAAGGGTTCTGACAGAAAACAATCTGGCAGAATAAACCACGAAACGTCAACACCGTGCGAAGCTGGTAAACAAGAAGATAATTCTCCATATGTTTTTCAAAGAGATAAAATATCATTTGATTTAACAATTAAAGAACTTCCTTGGACAGAAAATCAAAAAAGAATCATTGCACAATTCTTAGATAAAGAAACCAAAGTTCTTTTACTCAAAGGTCCAGCAGGTACATCAAAAACAACCCTTGCAATGTATTGTGGATTGACTCTTCTTAATAGAAAGAGAATTTCCGATATGGTTCTTGTAAGATCAGCAGTTGAATCATCTGATTCAAAACTTGGCTTTTTGCCGGGAACATTAGATGAAAAGATCGCTGTTTATCTCACACCATTCCATGACAAGTTTGAAGAACTTCTTTGCAAGGCTCAATTGGACAGACTTCAAAAGGATAATCGGTTAACAATTTGTCCAATTAACTTCGCAAGAGGTCTTCATTTCTCTGCAAAGTTTGTTTGTGCTGATGAAGTTCAGAACTTCTCACGCAGAGAAATTCACACTCTCATGAGCCGTATTGGTGAATTCTCAAAAGTTTTCCTTTGTGGTGATCCAGAACAGTCAGATCTTCCTTTGGGTAAATCTGGATTCAATAGAGTTTTTGAAATGTTTGATAATGAAGAATCAAGAGCACAAGGTATTTTCTGTATGGAATTAGGTGAGGATGACATCGTTCGTTCCGAGCTTTGTAAGTTTATCACTCATAAATTTAAAGAATTACAGCTTGCTGTTCAGCAAGAAGAAGCCAATAAAGCTCAACATCATAAGGAAAACAATCACAAGGAAACTTGGAAACCATCTGAAAATAAGTAAGTATATATTATGAATAATAATCCACAATATCAAAATGTAAGCAACGTACAAATAGGATGCACATTCTGTGGTGCGAACGTACAAGGTAAAATAAACCAAGTTCAAAACCCAAAAACAAAAGAAATTGTAAAAGAATGTCGTTGGGTTTGTTCACGTTGTAACAATTTAGTTAAGATTGGAAATGTAAAGTAAATGGACTTTAATAAGATAATTGAAGAAATCTACGATGGTGGTGGAGGCAATTATCCCGCATATAGCCAAGCACCAAGAAAGGACTTTGCACCTGTAACTCAATCAGGAAATTATGCTTTCCCTTATCAGCAAGGCGGAAGCATCGGTGATGTAACAGAACCACCACCAGATGCTCCGATATCCTTTCCTTGGCCCATGCAAACAGTAACAACTGATCTTGCTGATGGATTTGTTTTTATTTTGACTGCTGCAAATAAAATGTCAACAGCATTAGCAGGAAATCCAACTTTAAAGAAAGAACAAAAAGAAAAATTAATAGAAATTTTTAAACACACAAAACAGACTTTGGATATGTTAAAAGATATCGGAACAGAGTTGGGAAAACTTAATTTAGCTGGTCCACAGCCCTCTCAAAATCCAGTACCAAGACCGGGAACCGACAAACCACAATCCGTCCCAAATTTACAGACGGGTGTGATGATAAAATTACCTTGACAATAATTGTATTATAATCTACTATTTCCAGTAGTTATGGATAACATAAAAGAAATAATCAAATCAACGTTTATAGTTACATTGATATCAGCACTAGGTGCTTTGGCTGCTTACATTTTTAATGTAAATTTTATAGCAACATTTTTAACATTATTTGTTGTTCAGTATATTCTTTTTTCATTTATTGGTGATATGATAAAAGGATTTTACGCTGAAAAAACCAAGCAGCTTGAATTGGAAAAGTTAGAACCTTTAAGTACCATTTTGGAATGTGCCTATTGTAATACCAAAAACATGATGGTGTTTATTCCAGATGAAAACGAAAGAATAGAATTTGATTGTTCATCATGCAAAAAGAAAAATTTAGTGAATATTCATTTTGTGGTTGCAAGAGTCACAGAACCTGTTACAGTACCTAGCACCAATGGAATACCACTACTCGAAGACAATGAATAAGAACAAAAACTGGAAACTACTCCACGAAGAGACACTACAATGGGCTAGATGGATAGCCTTATATGAAGCTGTACAATTCTGTGCAGAAAAAGCAGAAGATAAAGGTATACCTTTTGAAAAGGTTGATTTAAAACCTCTAAAGCTTTTAGAGTATATGGACTCTGTTCAAGATATAATCATCAGGAAACTTCTTAAGCAAGAACACAATATTGAAGTTTGTTATTCAGAACCATTACCAAAAAACGAATACGCAATGACTATTGATGATTAATAGTCACCATAGATGCTTGTATTACTGCATGGATTTTCTTCTGGATAATTAAAGTTTGAATCAGCTGCTGCTTCAAGAATATCATTATCATTGTTTGCAACATTGCCAATACCAGATCCCGGCGAACCATTCTCGAAAGAGTAATCGTATCTCTTGGCTTTAAAGAACCAAACATAGTGACCACCCAAAGCATTTAGTTGGAATTCATCTATGACTTCTGTAAACTCATAAACAGTTGGTCCTCTTTTTGGATAATTGATACGATCACTACCAAATTCAGTTAACATTATTAAGTCTCCTGTTTTTGGTTCTGATTTTGGCCCATAAACTGCATTAAATGCTTTTGGATGAATAACACCGGTCATATCACTGTCTGCTACAATTCCAAACTTTGAAAGTATATAAGAATCATTTGTAAGATTTAACAATAAAACCATTTTATTACCAGCACCAAAACCGGCATCAGGTTCTTCACCATAAAGAACATTCATACCGGAAAGAGCAGATTGATTTGTATAATATGTTACTTCCTGTCCATAAATGTTTATTTGTTCATACCACCAATTGGAGAAATTGGCTCTTTCGTTAGCATTAAATTGTTTATTTAAAAATCTAAGCTTTTCCATTTGGTTCTCCTTTAAACGCTAATATATAAACTTTTGGTGATACTAAGACTATATGAACACCAGTTTGCTTTATTGCCTTTGAATTTTCTTCTGGTGTTGGGCAAACATTATATGTTTTAATTATTTGCATGGCTTCGGGATGAGTCAATGCAACTTGTTTTTTTGAATTAAGACAAATTGTTATTTTAGGATGCTCATGTTTCTTTTTGGTGTGCATCTTTGCAACAACATATGATTTCTTTCTTTTTAAGTTAGTACCGACCAAAGCTCTTTGGTGATGAGCATCTCCTGTATTCATGCCCATTTTTGTTGCTTTCTTTTCACCAGAGCTTAATTCTAAAAACTCTCTTAAAAAATATTGTTTGAAATTCACGTTATACTTACAATAAAAAACCCCGCCGAAGCGGGGTTTTTGTTTGAATTATTTTTTAAAACTTACTTGAAGAAGTCTTCACCGGGATTGAGATCGGCTTCTGTCTTGTAGCTTGCCTTGCTGGTGAGCTTGCTAACGCCACCTTCTGTGGAGTGTGGCTTGAGCTTACCATCATGACCCTTACCTGTGTGTGGTACTTCAGCTGTTTTCTTTGTTACCTTTACGCCACCGGTATTATTGTTCTTACTAAGAAGCTTCAAACCATGCTCGTCGGAAAATGCTTCAATGTCAGTTTCTTCTTTGAAGGGGTTTTCTTCTTCGCCTTCCTTTTCTTCACCTTCATGATCTTCATCTTCCATTTCTTCGCCTTCATGATCTTCATCTTCCATTTCTTCGCCTTCCCCGCCACCAATTGCTGCCTGAAGAACATCGATTAACTTTTGAGCAGTTTCACGATCAAGTGTGATTGTAACTTCATCGTCCATGTCATCTGTATCGTCTGTATCATCAGATTCATCAAAACCATGATCCATATCTTCATCACCTTCTGTTGAAGGTTCAAATGTGCTGTCTGAAGGATTTGAAGCTGTTGAGAAATCCATTTCACCTTCTTCGCTAAGAATCTTTGCATAGAGAGCATCAAATGGATTCTTTGATTCGTAAGAAACTGAATTCTTTTTAAGGTCACCATCTTGCTGTTGAAGATCAGCTGGTGCTTCTTCTGGATCTTCAATGTCACCATCAACTACATCCGTACCGGATTTGCTGATAAATTTCTTGACGGTTGAATCACTTTTTGAATCACCGAATGCTTCATCCTTCTTTGGGGTAAAACCTTTTACGGCAGGATCTTTAGTGTTTTGTAAATCATCAGATTCTGTGATTACTTTGAGATATGCTTTTGCGAGTGGGTCCATATGTTGTAATAATATTTACTCTTGTTTAATTCCTTTTTTATTATTTTTTTGAAATTTTCTTAGATGTTACCTTTTTACCACTTTTCTTAATTGATGATTTTATTTTCTTAACATCCTTTTCGGTAAGCTTTTTTCCTGTATCTTTTTCTATTTTATTTTTGATTGCCCAAGGATTGCTGTATGTTTTGCTACTTACTGATTTTTTTGATTCTTCGGTTACTTCTTCCTTTTCACACGTGCAACCATGATCTTTGCATTCTTCACATGTGCATTTTTCACATTCTTCATTTTCACATTTTTTACAATCACATGAACATGTTGATTCACTGATTACTTTGGAGTAAGCTTCTTCTAAAAGGATTTGATCTTTATTTCGCATGTATATACTTAGATGTTTATATCACCAAAATAACTTTTTAATTCAAACTGATCAACAGTTCCAGCAGTACCATTATCACAAGGTAAAATAAAATCTGTAATTTGTGGATCAGATGATCCAGATAATGCAGGATTATTTGTTCCAGTAAAGGCAGTATTTAAATAATTGTATCCAAGTTCAAATGACATTAATATTATTTAGTAATAGTTCTGCTTCTTTCCTGAGATCCAATGGTTTTATTAATTCATAATCATTTTCACCTGATACCCAAACTATTCCAGAATAACCAATTTTAAACGGTGTGTTCTTTTCAAATATCAGACTATATAAAGCAAGTTGAAGGCTATATTTTGACAATTCACATTTATATAGATGATTAAAAGGAGAAAGCATTCTTTCGCCTCTTGAATTATCTTTTTTAATTTCTTTGTTAGTTTTATAATCAAAAATCGCAAACTCTTTTGTTTTTTTATTATATGAAAGATTATCAACTGTACCACAAATACCAGATTCCTTGTCACCTATTACAAATTCGGATTTAATTAAAATATGATCTTCTTTCCACCATTCATAAAAGTTTAAGAAGTTACAAATGAGCTTTGCCATTTCTTCATAATAGTTATTAACAAAATTATCATTACTGGCATAAACCCTATTGGTCATAAATGCAACCAGTGCATCTTTATCAATTGATATCTTTTTCCTTTCCAAGAAATTTTCAACAAACAGGTGAAATTCAGAACCTTTATGACAAGAATAATCTCTTTTAAAATCCCATTCCTCTAACACTTCATCTGTTGAACGATGACTACGTCTGGCAATATTTGCAGCAACACCACTTGAATCAAATCCCGGTTCATAATTTTTAATTAATCCGGAAACAGAACCTTTTGCTGGTTCGTTATCAATAGTATATTTGTGTTCCTTTTCAAAAAACTTAATATTTGAAAAAGCATCGTTTAAAACAATCAGTGAATCAAAATTAGGCGTTTCCAAATCCGATAATCCTTTGTGGGTCTTTTTTTCTTGGTTGGGCATAAAATTCTACTTCTTTTTCAAGGTTATAAATATCACTGATAGACATTGGTTCTGTTATCTTATCTTCAATAAGTCTTTTTGGATATTTTAAATGTTTTGCTAATTTTACTGCATCTTCAAGCGGTAAACAACCAAATTCATATTCAGCTTGAAGTCTACCTTTTCTCTTGAGTGCATCATCAATATCCTGCTTTGCGCAGTTATAGGTTACTATAACAGATGTTTTTAAAATGTCACTTAAAATACCATCCGACAGATTAAGAAGAGAAGAAACAGCAGAAGAATCCATACCGTCACCAACTCTCTTTAAAATTGCCTTTTCTGCATCTTCAAGAATAATCACAGAGTTTGGCTTCTGAATTAATGTATGCAAGCAATTAGGATCTGTTGTAAAATACTCAATCATTGTAGTCGGAATATAAATAAAATCCCTGTCGATTGTATAAGCCAAATGCTTAATATAAGTTGTCTTGCCAGTACCCGGTGGTCCGTGAAACATATACAATCCACTAGATTTTTCCGTTAATCTTTCCTTTATTTTTTTATCAACATCCAAGAACTTTTTACCATAATTAAGTGAAAGATCTAAGTTTTCAGGCAAGTTTACACTTATAGGCTCAAATGCATAATCACCATATTGGTTTTTGATAAAAAGATGAACTTTTGGTGCATTCTCTTCAACAACTATAAACTTTTCAAAATCTTCAATTGGATATTTTTGAACATTACTCGGTGCACAAATCATAATAGTAAAAGTTTTATTACTTTTTTCTTTACCATTTTCCTTTAAAGGGTTTGTGTTAAATATTTCACCAGCCGAAATAAGAGTACCACCTGTTGTAAACAACGGAGTATCAGATTCATATGAATCATTTTTAAGTGTTAATTTAATGAAAATATCTTTATAAGCAAACCAGAAATTACCAGTTCTAAAGTTATTGGGATTCTTTATTATATCTTCTAAGGATGCATTACTGGTAAACTGTAACATTCTACCGTTTTCAAAAAGATATTCCAATAATTTTATAGAGAAAAAATCTTCCAAATAAACATAAGATGGAGCATAACCGTATTTCTCCAAAATTAATTTCCTTATAGCATATTCATTTTCAGAACTATCTCTAAAGTATGAATTATCCTTTGGAACTTCATATATCTTATTTGGTTTTAAGTTAAACATAACACTACTTTACTGGTTTTTAAGATAAAAGCAAACAAAATATTGACTTTTTATGTTCCACATGAGAACATTCAAAATAGGTAAATATAAGCATGGAAAAACTAACCAAAAAAAAATTAAGTTTGATCCATACGAGGTGTTTGAATCTTATAAGAAAAAAGCCACCTGAGTTTTTAGTTTTTAAGAAGTTACGTTATTATGGTTGGTGTTACGATTCTTCTTTTGGTATTGATGAACAAATTATTGTAGATCATAGAAAATCTCCAATACGCACTGTATATCACGAATGTCTGCATTATCTTTATCCAGATTGGAGTGAAACCAAGGTTTTGAACGTAGAATCAAAAATGGTTAATAGATTATCAATGCTTGAGATTGCAAATTTCATGAAAATATTTTCAATTAAGTTTTATGAAAATGAACTCAAAAAAGCTAGATCTAAAAAAAGAAAAAAAACTAAAAGGAAAAAACCAACAAATAAAAATAAAACTGTTGATTGAAACCGATGAAGCTGCTAGAATTTGATAAATAGTAGTACACATTATGATATTCAACGAACAAATTAGCCGTAAACCGAACCTATACCCTTGGACCGAAGAATTCATCGAAGCAATGCACAATGGCTTCTGGACTGACAAAGAATTCTCATTTAAATCAGATGTTCAGCAATTCAAAGTAAATCTTACAGAGCAAGAAAGAGAAATTATCATTCGTACTCTTTCTGCGATTGGTCAGATTGAAATTGCGGTCAAAACTTTTTGGGCAAAGCTTGGAGAGAATCTTCCACATCCTGCCATGCAAGACCTCGGATATGTAATGGCAAACACAGAAGTTATTCATAACAATGCATACGAGAGATTAATTTCAGTCCTTGGTCTTGAAGATGTATTTGAAAATAATCTTAAACTCGAATGGATTGAAGGTCGTGTAAAGTATCTCCGTAAATATACTCACAAATATTACAAGGATTCAAAGAAGCAGTATCTTTATGCTATTATTCTCTTTACTCTTTTTGTTGAGAATGTTTCTTTATTCTCTCAATTCTATGTAATCAATTGGTTTGCAAGATATAAGAATGTCCTTAAGGATACAGATCAACAAGTTAAGTACACTCGTAACGAAGAGAATATTCATGCTCTTGTTGGTATTAAGATTATTAATACTATTCGTTCTGAATATCCAGAACTCTTTGATGAAGAGCTTGAGAATAAAATTATTTCCGAAGCAGAGGAAGCATTTAAGTCTGAATCAAAGATCGTTGATTGGATGATCAACGGAATTCAAGAAGAAGGTCTTACCGCTGGAATTTTGAAAGAATTTATCAAGAATCGTATCAATGATTCACTCGTTCAAATTGGTTTCAAAAAAGCTTTTGAAGTTGATAAAGAACTTCTTAAAGAAACAAAATGGTTTACAGAAGAATTACTTGGAAATAATATGACTGACTTTTTTTTCCAAAAGCCAACCGAATACGCAAAGAAGGATCAATGTTTTGATGAATCTGAATTATTTTAATAAATATTCAAATGAGAGATAAAGATAC